GGTTCCGGCGGTACCGGTCGCGAGCTGGATCGCATCGCGGACGACCCACGGGTGACAGAAGAGCACGCCCCTGTCCATCGTCGCCTGGTGCTCGGCGCCGTAGATCAGGCGCACCAGTTCGTCGAAGGTCAGGGCGTTCGAACCGCCAGCCACCGCCACGACCCCCGACGCCGCGTACAGCCCGGTGAAGACGGTCCCTGCCCCCTCGAGGGCCTCGGCGTCCTCGGCGCGCCCGATCTGCTGGATCAGGTGCGCCATGACGAAGTCCATCAGCCCGATCACGTTGTCCTGCAACAGCTCGATCGAGACGGTGACGAGACCGGTCTGCTTCTTCGCCACCAGGTTGCCGGACGCGAAGGGCACCGCCGGCGCCGAGTCGGTGATCGTCCCTTCCTCGGCCGTCCACGTCACCGAGAAGTCGTTGGCCAGACTCGGGAGCACGTGGGTCTTGGTCGTCATCGGCAGCACGGTCGCGCCGGCGCGACGGACGACCGAGGACTCCTTGACCATCGCGCCGATCAGCGCCTCGGTGATCACCGGCACCAGGGCGCCGCCGTCACCCGCCGTGTCCTCCTGGAGTGCGATCTTCGAGAGCGGATGGAACCCGCCCAGCGCCTCGGCCAGCTTGTCCGCGCGCTCGTGCCACTCCGTGGCCGCCTTCGGATTCCCGTTCTTTGCCGCCAGCGCGGCCTTGATCTTCGATTGGAACCAGCTGCCGACCCCGACGTACAGGATCGGGTTCTTGGCCGCGACCGCCGACAGCGCGTTCCGCACCGACGTCAGCCGGGCCTCGTTCTCCTCCGACTCGAACTTCGCGGGGTCGCCGGAGAAGTCCCGGATCGTCGCCGGCTCGAGCATCCGCGCGAACGGGATCCACGCCCGCTGCTCGGGCGTCATCGCCTCGAGGAGCGCCTGGTTTCCGCCGTGAGCGTTGGACTCGAACCTGCGCTCGGCCTCGGCTCGCCACGCTTCGTGCGCCTTCAGCTGCTCGGCCATCACGGCGACCCGCGTCTGCAGTTCACCGCTGTGCTTCACCGTCTCAGCCATCTGCGTGCGCAGTTCGCCGTTGGCCGAGGAGATCCCCTGCAGGGAGTCCTCGATCTTCTGGAGCAAAGCCTCGTTCATTGCTTACCTCACCGCGGCGAGAGCCGCATGCAACCTCGTGACGAGCGCGCGCTCGCGCTCCACCGAGTCCCCGACGGACCCAGCCGCGGGGGCGTTGATTCCGATTCCGAGGGTGGCGTTGGGGTTCGCCGGCACGGCGACCCAGCTGACCTCCAGCAGGTCCTGTTCGAGGTACTTGAAACCGGTCCAGTTGCCATCCTTGTCCTTGATCGACTCCCACTTCAGCGGCATGAACCCGACCGAGACCGCGCGCAGCAGTCCGCGGTCCACCAGCCGCGCGACCATCTGCGCGTTGACGTTCAGCTCGTCGTCGTCGTGCGTGATGCGGACCTTCAGCTTCCTGCCCGTGATCCGGGCCTCGCCGGTGCCGACGATTGCCTGCACCAGATAGCGGTGATCGACGAGGATCACCGGGTTCTTGGCGTAGTTGTCCAGCTGCCAGCCCGCGGCGACGATCACGTCGCCGTACCGGTCGATGGTCTCGTCCGAAGCGGTGATGTCGATCGCCTTCGTCTCCGGGTCGATCTCGATCTCGGCCGAACGGATCGCCTGCTCGCGGAGCGCGCCGTCCGGGCCGCGCAGCAGGAAGAGCCGCCCGGCGTTCCGCAGTTCGGCCAGCCTGGGATCCGCGGTGAAACCCAGCGCACGGCAGAGTTCGGCAGTGCTGGGTACCGGTCCGTTCCCGTCCCTCATGCGGCCTCCTCCTGCAACGCGGCAACGCCCAGCGCGAGCCGCAGGTCCCTCACGTGCTGGACGATCCCGCCCTTCCCCGCCTCGGCCTTCTCGTCGTCCTTGATCGCATCGCCGAGCGCGTCGGCGGGCTGCATGTTCGCGGGCGTCAGGTAGACGTCACCCTGCGGTCCGATCGGGTTCATGTCTTCCAGCTCGAGGATCTTGTTCGCATTCAACCAGCCCCACTGGCGGCCGATCGCGTACGCCATGTAGCGGGCCTTCAGGTCGCCGCGCAGCAGAGCGTTGACGTGGAACTTGACGCAGTGGTGGATCCGGTCCTCGGCGCGCCGGAACAGCTTCCGTTTCAACTCCTGCTCGCAGGCGACCAGCCATGGCATCAGCGTGTAGACGACGAACTCCAGCGCCTGGTGCTCGATGTTGCTGAACGTCGCCCGCTCCAGGTCGCCGATGATGTGCGGTGGCATGCGGTAGATCCGCGCGATCTCGATCGTCTGGAACTTCCTTGACTCGAGGAACTGCGCCTCGTCGGGCGGGATCGTCCAGGACGACCAGCTCGCGTCGCTGCCGACGATCAGCGTTTCCCCCGCGTTCTTCAGCCCGGTCTGCTTCTGCTTGATCCGCTCCTCGATCGCGGCGGCCTGGTCCTCATCGAGCGGCTCCTTGAACGCCAGGACTCCGCCGGCGCGCACGCCCTTGCTGAACATCTTCGCGGCCGTCTCCTCGGCCGCCTTGTCGATCCCGATCGCCTGGCGCGCCGCGCCGACCGGCGAGAGCCCTCGCTTCCCGTCCAGCGTGAAGCGCTTCAGGTGCAGCATCCGATCCGGCGGCAGCGTGAGATTCCCGAGGTTCGGATCGGACACGCGGTAGCGGCAGGACGTGCCAACGTCTGCGATCTGCACCCTGTCCGAGCGCACCGGATGCGCCGCGATCACGTCGTCCTGCGTCCCGATGTCCAGCACGGCGTAGCCGTTGCCCCACAGCGCGGTGTTCGCGACCAGCGTCTCCAGGAACACCTGCGTCGAGCAGAGCTCGGCGGGCGAGTCCAGAAGCAGATGCACCGGGTGATCGTCCACCTGGTGGCGGGTGTTCCCCTCGCGCCGGATCACGCCGACGGGCATGGAGCCCACGGACTCGAACAGCGCGCGGACGCAGGCCCAGACGGCGGTGGCCGTGAGGGCGCTCAGCTCGCTGATCGGTACGCCGGAGTAGTTCGCGCTGAACCCCGCCGGGTCGATCCCGAACGGGCCGTAATCGATCACGCCCTTGCGGCCCCCGCCCCACAGCCACGGCATGATCATCGGCCGCTCCACAGGCCCAGGCCGGCCAGGCCGAGGCCGAACACGAGCAGCCCTGCGCCGACGTGGAAGACGCTGGCGCCGAGCGCGGATACCGCCAGCCCGCCCAGCACGAAGACCTCGCGCAGCACGAGCCCGCGGCCCTGACCGAGCTCACGCGCCAAGGCGCGCGTCACGAGCTGCTCGAGCTGCGCGGGCGTGTACTCGCGGACGGCCGCCTGGGCCTGCTGCATCTGTGCGGTGCTCATGCCAGCCCCACGTACGGGACACGTCGTGCCCGCTTCAATGTCGCCACACCGATCGCGTTGATCAGTGCCGACACGCCGTCGATCCGGCCCGAGCTCTTCCCCTTCTGGGGCTTGAGGTTCTCGCTGGAGTCCACCTTGACGACGGCATTCGCCGCGTTCCACCGCAAGACCGGGTTGCCGCCGTGCTCGAGCTTCGTCGTGAGGATCAATTCCTCAAGCTTCTTGGCAGCGGGGCTGATGTTCGCCCAGCCCTGCGAGTACTCAAGCATCGGCATGCCGCGGTCCTGCAGCCGCACCGCGAGATCTCGCGCGCCGGCTGCCGGGTCGTACGGGACCTGGATCAGCCTGAACGGCGCGCAGAACTCGACGACGTCGTGCTCGAGGTCGTCCGACACGATCGCGTCACCCTCGACGATCGTGACGAACCCGAGCTTTTCCCACTCTCGGTACGGGACGCCGTCGGCCTCGCCCGTCTCTGGATCCAGCTTCCCGGACGGCAACCAGAAGTGCGGCAGGACGATCCACTTCTCGGGCTCGTACAGCCGGCCCTTCCGCGGCGGAAACAAGTGCGCGATCGCGCACAGGTCGCTGGTGCGGCCGAGGTCGAAGCCCGAGTATGCCTGTTCGCCGGCGAGCGCGTTGGCCAGCTGCGCGCGCCACTCCGCCGCCTTCTCCCAGTTGCCGGCCTCGACGCTCGAGCACTGGTCCCACTTCGCCATCGGCAACCAGCGCACGAGCTGCTCGGTCCACTCGTTGCAGTGGTACCGCCGGAACGTGTTCTCGAGCCGCGTGTTCTGCTGGGCCTTCCGGCACTCCTCCTCGAGGAACTCCAACGTGATCGTGGCGCCGAGGCTCGGGTTGGCCTTCCGCCACGCGGTCTCGGTGCGCCAGTCGTCGCCTTTGTCGGGGCACGCGATGAATGCGAACACCGCGTCATCGCGCGTGAGTCCGCGCACGACCTTCTCGCACTGCGTGCGCAGCGACCAGCAGAACGACTCGCGGCCGGCGCCGGCGGTCGTGGTCGCCCACACCAGCGGCTCGCGCCGGGCAGCCATCGAGCCGCGGCACATCTCGAACAGTTCGCCGTCCGGATGCCGGTGGATCTCGTCGGCCAGCACGACGGAGGGGTTGATCCCGTCCTCGGTCTTCGAGTCCGATCCGAGCACGCGCCAGACGGATCCGGTCTCGTCGTCGATGATGCGGCCGCGGTTCACCCGGAACACCTGCTGCAGCTCCGGCGAGAACGCGACCATCTTCTCCGCCGGCTCCCAGCTCAGGCGCGCCTGGTCTTCCTTCGTCGCGATGCTGACGACTTCTGCGCCCGCGACTCCATCGAACGCGGTGTCCCAGAGACCTTCACCGGCGAGCATGAAGGTCTTGCCGTTCTTCTTCCCGAGCTCCAGGTAGATCAGCGTGAACCGGCGCCGGCCATCCACGCGCTTCCAGCCGTGCGCCGATCCGAGCACGAAGCACTGCCACGGCTCCGGGACGAACGG